TGATGATTGGAACCTACTTCCACTATGCGCAGAGCATCATACAGAAATTCACAAAAAGGGATCAAGGTTCATGGCCGCTAAATACCCACAGATCCGTGGCTGGTATATCCAGAACAACTGGTTCATTTGCGAGTTAACGGGTAAGTACCGTCACGGCTAAAGGTGATGGTTAAGGTGCAAAGGGCGAGTCGCGACTCTCGCTTCATGCTTTAGAACACCGATACTCCTCAACCACGAGGGCGGTACATGACCCTGCTAGTGTGCACGTCTCCAGTGGGGCTGAGACTGTCATAACAACACATCGTCACCACAGCTTTCCGTGCTGCCTTTGCAGTTTCCTCATACCTTGACGTTGAATATTTGTCATGTAGCATTAAAGACATGGGGACACTTGAGGACGAGTTAGCTGCCGAATTTGCTGAGTTCATACGCCATCAAGGCATTCAAAGACTAAACCTTAACCGCCTCCTCACCGCCCTAGAAACCGTCATACTTGAACAAATAGCTGACAACTCCTATACCCAAAACCACTTTGCCGAAAACCTCGCCATCGGGAGATCAACCCTCTACATGAAGCTAAAGAAACTCGGAGTCCAGTTTCCATGATCACACTCGAAATCCCTGGCCTTCCCACCATGATTAATAAATCCAAGTCTTTCCACTGGGCAAAGCGTGCCAAAGAAACCAAACAGTGGAAGCAGCTTGTGTTCTTCCACCTTCAATCAAAGGGCCTTATCCCACCAGCTCCATACCAAAAGGCTGAGGTAACTCTCACTAGATGCTCTGCCGCAGTTGGGGATATGGACAACATCGCAGCCTCATTCAAAGCCGTTTTAGATGGGCTCACTGAAGCTGGCGTTATTGAAGATGATTCTCCAAAGCACGTCGAGCTAAGTTATGGGTGGGAAAAAGCCAAGGCCCTCGCTGGCCATATTCGTATTCAAGTTAAGGACTTAACCCAAATAATAGTCCCACAAGGCGACTCATCCCAGCGCCCTACCCTTGCCGACCTTCCAAAGGGAACCATCCTTTTTAACGGCGACGTGGTATCCTAAGGTATGGCAGCAAAGAAAAAGACACCTAAAATTCAACCAGCTTCAAAGAATTCAACCAAACCTGAATCTTTCAACCTGTCTGAATTTGAGATGCGCTTTTGCCAGGAGTACATCAAAGATTTAAATGCGACGCAGGCTTACCTCAGGGCTCGTATTGATAAAGAAATCAAATCATCAACTGCCAACGTCGAAGGCTGTAAGCTTCTAGCAAAGCCTAATGTTCAGGCCAAAGTCGAACACCTTGCATCTGAGCGCTCTGCACGTACTCAGATCGATGGAGATAAGGTTTTAACCAGGGTCGATGGCATGGCTAAAACCGACCCTCGAAGGCTTTATGATGAGAATGGGGCGCTTCTTCCACCTCACCTTTGGCCCGATGACGTGGCCCTGTCCGTGCAATCCGTCGAGACAACCGAGCTTTTTGAGCAAATGGGAAGCGAGCGAATCCACATCGGCTACACCAAGAAGGTCAAGTTCTGGGATAAGGTCAAATCAAATGAGCTTCTGGGCAAGCACCTTAAACTCTTTTCGGACCGCGTCGAGCATTCGGGGACAGTAAGCCTTGCTGACTTAGTTCTTCATGCCAAGAAAAAGGAAACCTCTGAGTGAGCCTAGACGCCTCTGCCGACAAGATATTGCAGTGGAAGCGTAACCCTGTTCAATTTGTCGAAGAAGTATTTAAGGTAACTCCCGACGCTTGGCAGCGCGACGCCCTCATGGCCTTCCCAACCAACCGCCGCCTTGCCATGCTCAGCTCAAAAGGCGCAGGAAAGTCGGCGATGCTATCTTGGCTCATATGGAACTTCCTTGTGACTCGCCACGACCCCCTTGTTGTGTGTACATCCATCTCTGCCGCCAACCTTGCCACAGGATTGTGGAGCGAGCTGGCCAGGTGGATGGCAAAGTCCCCCCTGCTCCAGAATCAATTCGAGTACACCAAGACAAACATATCCCTAAAGGCATCTCCAGAGACGTGGTTTTGCTCAGCTAGAACGTGGCCAAAATCAGCTGACTCTAGCCAACAAGCCAACACCCTGGCTGGTCTTCACGCCGACAACCTTCTATTTGTTCTTGATGAGGTGGGCGGTATTCCAGACTCAGTCATGGCCGCAGCTGAGGCAGGCCTAGCTAACGACCACCCAGGCAAAGACACCGAAGCTAAGATTGTCATGGCCGGTAACCCCACCCACCTTTCAGGCCCACTCTACCGCGCCGCCACGACCGAGCGTCACATGTGGTGGCTTAAAGAGATCACCTCAGACCCCGACTCTCCCAACCGGACCACAAGGGTATCTGTTGAGTGGGCCAGGGAGCAGATCGAAAAATACGGACGTGATAACCCATGGGTACTAGTGAACGTCTTTGGGAAGTTTCCACCAAACTCCATCAACTCGCTACTTGGCGTGGATGAAGTGGTTGAAGCCATGAGGCGAAGTCACCCAGAAGAATCCTATAACTGGTCACAAAAAAGGATAGGCATTGACTGCGCTAGGTACGGTGACGACCTTACCGTTTTATTCCCAAGACAGGGTTTAATGGCGTTTAGTCCCGTTATAATGAGAAACGCCAACACATCCCAGATTGCCGCAAGGGTATCCCAGGCCAAGGCCACATGGGGCTCTGAAGTTGAGTTTGTAGATGGCACTGGAGGGTTTGGCGCTGGGGTTGTTGACCAACTCATATCTGCTGGACACTCACCAATGGAGATTCACTTCTCATCAAAAGCCACCGATCCTCAATTTTACAATAAGAGAGCTGAGATGATCTTTAGCGTAGCCAATTGGGTCAAGCGAGGCGGTGCATTACCCGATGATCCAGAGATGGTTCGAGAGCTTACCGAGCCAACGTACACTTTCAAAGACGGCAAACTAATCATCGAGTCAAAGGACCAGCTTAAAGCAAGACTTGGCTACAGCAGTGACAGACTCGATGCCCTCGCGTTAACCTTCGCGCACCCGGACCAGCCAGCTTCGGATTCCATCCAGGCCGTGCTTAGACGGTCGCGAGAACAAAACGAATACGGAGAGTGGGACCCCTTCCATGATTCAAAGAGCTAGTGCAAGCTTATCTTTAATGCATACAAAGCGTGAGCTATTGGAAATGGTTGTGGCCATCATTGCCTTTACCATGGCCATAAGATGTTTGATGGAGCAATTTAACAGATGAAAACCGAAACCCTTAGCCACTTCCTAGACAACGGCGGCACCACGCTACTCGCGAGGCACTTTGCCGAGGTTGATGGCTCCTATGATGAATACCAGGGGCTTGCTCCAAACCCAGACCTTCAGGCGTATTACGCCATGGAGGCAGAGGGCACCCTTCACATCTACACCCACCGCACCACCGCAGGGGAGCTAGTCGCTTACATGGTGGTGTACGTGATTGAAAACCCCAAATATAGAAGCCGAATGGCGTACCAGGATCTATTCTTTGTGCGGCCAGACTACCGTGGCATTGGCCACAAGCTCCTCGCCTTTGCAGAGTCAGAGCTAAAAGCCAAAGGAGTTATCATGCTGTTTCAAAACACGAAGGTAAAATCAGAGCTATACTTTGGACACAGCTTAAAAAAAAATGGTTACGCCTTGCACGAAGAAGTTTATGTAAAGCGCCTTGACCTAACGCATGGTGACAGCCCTTAGCCCAGCGTAGTATTAAGAATTCTTCAAAATAAGTTATCATCATAAGTACACACTTCGGGAGGAATACATCTATGGGTTCAAACAGCAGTCGGTCGTCTTCTCCTAATGGGAAAAGGTTTGACCCCAGCCGAAGCGCCGCAGATGTTGCAAACACCATTGAAGTCGAGCGCCAGACTGGCGCCATTAGAGATGAAGCCGCTAAAGATAAGCTTGAAAAAGATCAAATTAAAGCAAAGCAAAGGTCTCTACTTGAGGCTGAGCGTGCCAAGCGCAGCTCCATTTCTACCTCAACAAAAAGAAACACCATTAGAACTGGCGCTCAGGGGATATCTCCCTCAAAGCAAATGATGCCATCAACAATCGCAGGCGGCAGCGGCCTTCCAAACTCTGGTATCTCCACGATAGTGGGCGGCTAAACTATGCAAAACATTAATGCTCCTGAAAAAGTCATAATGTCCCAAAAGCAGAGCCTAGAATACCTAGCCTCTCAGATGGACCAGGAGCGCCAGACCTACATGCCTCAGTGGCGTGACGTGTGCGACTACCTTATGCCTACTCGCCCTAAGTGGCAGATCACCGATCACAACAAGGGCGACAGGCGAAATCAAAAGATCATCGACTCGACCGCTTGCTTTGCTCACCGCACAGCCCGTGCTGGCATTATGAGTGGGGTCACGAGCCCAGCCAGACCGTGGTTTCGCCTCTCTATTCCTGACAAGGAACTAGCTGAGTCGGGCGCCGTAAAGAACTGGCTCTATGACGTGGGCGGACGGATGAACAATATGTTCCTTCGCTCCAACCTTTATCAGGTGCTGCCATCTGTTTACGGTGACATGCTCGGCATTTCTACTGGCTGTATGCTAGCTGAGCGCGACCTTGATTCGGTACTTAGATTTTACTCCATCCCTATGGGAAGCTACTGCCTCTCGCTTGACGATAAGCTACGGGTTCGCGTGTTCTATCGCGATCTTCAGTACAATGTGCGCCAGCTCATCGAGAAGTTTGGCATGACCGACCCAGACAGACCTGATGAGATTGACTGGTCAAAGTTTTCAAACACCGTTAAAACTCTTTATTCCCAGAAGAATATGGAAGCCACCATCCAGGTGCGGCACTTTATTCTCCCAAACCCTGACTTTGACCCAAGAAAAGCTCAGTCAAAGTTTAAGCGTTTCCTATCTTGTTACTATGAGAGGGCTTACATGGGAGCTGGCCCTTCACCTATTGGGTCTGACATGGCAGATGACGTGTACCTTAGGGAAGCTGGCTACGACTACTTTCCGGTTCTAGCCCCCAGGTGGGAAGTTAGTGGGGAAGATATCTACGGCAACAACTGCCCAGGCTTTGAGGCGCTGGGCGATATTCGTGCTCTGCAATTAATGCAAAAGCGTAAAGCTCAAGGCATTGAAAAGCAGATGAACCCACCACTTCGGGCGTTTAATTCACTTAAGAACCAAAACATCCAAGGCCTTCCTGGGCGCACGACTTATGTAGATCCAAACGGCACCCAAGCTGGCGTTGCCCCTATCTATGAAGTACGGCCAGATATCAACGGCATGCTCCTAGATATTCAGGACCACCAGCAGCGCATTCGCCGTGCGTTTTATGAAGATCTATTTTTAATGCTCGCAAGTTCAAATGATCCAAACCGCACCGCGACTGAGATCATCGAGCGCAAGGAAGAAAAGCTACTAGCCTTAGGGCCAGTCCTAGAGCAGCTAAACCAAGACCTACTTGACCCTCTAATTGACATCGCTTTCTTCGAGATGCTTGAGCAGGGGCAAATCCCCGAGCCGCCTCCTGAGATTCAGGGCATGGACATCAGGGTTGAGTACATCTCCATCATGGCACAAAGCCAAAAACTTATCGGCATCGGGTCGCTAGAGCGGTTCCTCGGGATGGTTGGACAGATCGCAAGCTTTGATCCAAGCGTTCTTGATAAGGTTGACGCCGATCAAGCGGTAGATGAATACGCCGACATGACTAGCGTTCCACCACGGGTTGTTCGCTCTGATGAAGTCGCGGCTGAAATACGCGCAAAAAGAAACGAAGCCGCCGCAGCACAGGCGCAATCTGAGCAAATGGCCCAGGCTGCACAAAGCGCGAAGAACCTCTCTCAGGCAAGTCTTGATGGAAACAACGCGCTTAACGCCACGCTTAATCAGGCACAGGTTGGAGCCGTCTAGTGAGCGAACCCTCTAAAAAGAAAAAGGCGTTTAACCTCTCCCAGGTGGAGGAGATGGACGCCAAAGACCTATACGACATCATGAGTATGCCAGCAGGGCGGCGCTTCATTTGGCGTTACCTTGGGCTATCAAAAGTTAACGAAGTAAGTTTTACTGGTAATAGTGAAACTTTCTTTAATGAGGGGATGAGGATGATGGGCTGCACACTTCAACGCGAAGTCGTGCTCTATGCACCAAAACTCTACCTTCAAATGATCTCAGAGAATTTAGCAAAAACTTAAAGAGAAGGAAAAAGTTTCACCTATGACAATAGAAAATACGGTTATCACATCTACAGATACACCTAACGATGTGACCACCGAAACGACCAAGGCCCAAAGCACTGAGCAAACCCTTGTGGATAAGTTCTATTCCACTTCAACAGCCGAAGCCGACAAGGCAAAGCCAGTTGAAGTAGAGGAGAAAAGTTCACCGGATGAAGATCCAAAGGATAAGCCAGAGGACCAGAAGGCCGCTGAGCCTGATAAGGACGGCAAGGAAAAGACTGAAGGCGAACTTAAGTACGAGCTTAAGAAACCCGACGGTTCTTCTCTGAGTGATGAGTCAGTTAAGGAGATCGAAGCGTTTGCAAAAGACAACGCTATCCCTCCCGAGGCGGCTCAAAAACTCCTAGAGCGAGAGGACACCCTGCTAAAAAACTTTGTCGATGCTCAGTTTGAAATAGCAAAACAACAGTCCCTATCTTGGAAAAAGGAAGTGGAAGCCGACAAGAATCTTGGCGGTGAAAACATGAAACAAACTGCGTTCTACGCTGAGAAGGCCTTAAACCTTTTTGGCGGTAAAGAAATCAGGGGACTTTTACAGGAGTCGGGATACGGCAATCACCCAGAAGTGGTGCGGTTCTTTAGAAAAGTGGGACTAGCAATGGCCCCAGATACTTTTGAGAAGGGCGGCAGGATGCCAGTAGAGAAAAAATCCATGGAGTCCATTCTCTACCCATCGACCACGGACAAGTGATTGCCATTTAGTTAACAATTTTTACACACAACAGGAGATAACTTTATGTCATTATACGGAGCCACTGTAGCTAACCTATCGGACGTTGCAAAACGTCTTGATCCAGATGGAAAGATCGCAGCAATTGTTGAACTTTTATCACAAACAAACGAAGTCCTCATTGATATGGGATGGATCGAAGGTAACCTCCCAACTGGTCACCGCACTACTGTGCGAACTGGTTTGCCTGATGTTGCTTGGCGTTTACTAAACGCTGGCGTACCTCCTTCAAAATCTACCACTGCTCAAATCGATGAGGGTTGTGCGATTCTTGAGGCTTGGTCGGAAGTCGATAAAGACTTGGCAGAACTTAACGGCAACGTGTCTGCATTCCGTTTGTCGGAAGCTGTCGCGTTTGTTGAAGCGATGAACCAAGAGTTTGTCCAGACTTTGTTCTACGGAAACGCTACCATCAGCCCTAACGAGTTCACTGGCTTTGCGCCACGTTACTCTACCCTTTCGGCATCGGCTGCGATTAGCCGTAACATCCTTTCTGCTGGTGGTTCTGGTGGCGATTGCACCTCGATCTACCTCGTGGGCTGGAGCCCTAACACTGTAACTGGCATCTACCCTAAAGGTTCTAAAGCTGGATTGTCGCACGAAGACATGGGCCTTGAGACTGTAGAAGCCGTTGCAGGTATCGGTGGAAGCCGCATGCGTGCTTACCGTGAGCAGTGGCAGTGGAAGTGTGGTCTTGCGCTGCGTGACTGGCGTTATGCCGTCCGTACTTGCAACATCGACACTGGTAACCTTGTCGCGAACACCACCCCTGCGGACATCATTAACTTCATGATTAAGATGTGTCACCGCATTCCTAACCCACGCCTCGTGAAGCAAGCGTTCTACATGAACCGCACTGTGTTCCAATACCTTGACCTTCAACGTCGGGATGATGTGATCGCAGGTGGCGGCCTTGTATATAAAGACGTAGACGGCCACGCGATCCCTACCTTCCGAGGTATTCCGATCCGTATCGTAGACGCTCTCTTGAACACCGAAGCTACAGTATCTTAATTAACCGGGGGCCTTCGGGCTCCCTACTTTACGACTTAAAAAAATAGGAGATTTACACCATGATTATGGACGCAGAATTACGTTTCTCAAACGCGCAGGCGATCACCGCATCGGCTGCCTCTACCAACCAACTCGACCTGAAAGCAGTTCGGGACATCGGCGTCGGCGAGGACCTTTACTTTGTTGCTATCGTAGATGTGGCTTTCACAGATGCATCTTCTGATTCAACTGTTGTAGTTACTCTTGAGACCGACAACGACAGCGCTTTTGGTTCGCCAACTCTTGCCGTGCAAACCATCGGGACATTTGCGGCTCTCTCTGCAATTGGCACACGCCTTGTTGCAAAACTTCAGCCACTTGCGATTGTTGAGCGCTACCTACGCGCTTACTACACTGTTGCAGGCGGTTCGCTCACCACTGGCTCAATCAGTTCTTTCATCGTACTTGATGCAGACCTGTTCCGTGCCTACGCGTCGAACCAGCCTATCCTTGGTTAATTAGATTTTTTTTAAAGAGAAGGGATTTTGAATATGTATAAGGTAAGAGCACTAGAAACTTTGTTTTATGATCTTCGTAGATACCGAACTGATGACGTTTTTGTCATAAAAGACATGATCGATTTTAGTAAAGTGTCGATGGAGTTTGTCGATGATGAGGATGAAGAAAAGTACCTTGAGGCATTTGATGGCATTGTTGAACGTAAGATCGCCATTAAGAAAGCTACCGTTGAGGCGCCACTTGATCCAGTTGTCATGAAAAAGGCAAAGCCAGCTAAGCCCCAACCTTTGCACAAAGCCCCTTCAAAGAAAAAGTCTGAAGTGATTTAATCTGTCGTGGCGGCGGTAAACTATTTGCCGTCGCCACACTTTAATAAGGAGATCTAATATGGACTTTCAAGGACGTGCTTTTGAGCCTTGCGGGAAATGTATACTTATTGCCGCAGCTCCAACCCCTCCAACTGGTGTGCTTCTTGCCGCCTCTGGCATTCCAAACTCTGAAGCTTTTCAGGCCCGTTTTTATAACGCTGGAGCTGTAGCGGCTTTTGTCGCTTGGGGTGATGACGCTGCTGCCGCTGCTGCTGCTGCCCTCATACCAACTGGCACCTCGCAAAACTCAACCCCGATTCTTCCAGGCACAGAGCTTGTGATGACTATCCCTGCCGGTAAGTACTGGTCGGCAGTTGTTGGCACCTCTACTGCAAGTGTGTACGTACAACCAGGTCGGGGCATCGGGTAAACATGAGCCTAACCAAGACGCAGATCGCAAACATCGCCCTTTCAAACCTTGGCAACGGTAAAGACATCAACAACGTTGACACCGACACCAGCGCTGAGGCACGGGCTGTGCGAACGTATTGGGACATGGCAGTTGATGTTGCCCTTAAGGCTTGGAACTGGCCCTTCGCGACAGCGTTTGTGGAGCTTGGCCTAGTGGAAGAAAACCCCAACATCGAGTGGTGCTATTCTTACCGCTATCCATCTGACTGCATCAACGCACGGCGGATTGTGTCTGGAAACCCACGCGAGAATTCAAGTTCGCTTGTC